TTAAGGCGATTCGTAAGCTGAAGGACGGACAGGGGCAATATCTGTGGCAGCCTTCACTGACCGCAGGCACTCCCGATACCATCCTAAACCGTCCCGTCTACACGTCTGCATATGTACCGACAATTGAAGCCGGTGCTAAGACCATCGCTTTCGGCGATTTCAAGTATTATTGGATTGCCGATAGACAGGGGCGCTCCTTCAAGCGTTTGAACGAGCTTTACGCTGCAACCGGTCAGGTAGGCTTTGTTGCCACCCAGCGTGTTGACGGCAAACTCATTCTGCCGGAGGCTGTCAAGGTGCTCCAGCAGAAGGCTTAACGGAGGTGCGGTATGAGCTATAACACGAAAAACTACACCGAACAGGGCGGCGAGAAAACCGTAATCGGCGGAACGCTTGAAATTAAGGAGGGAGCCTCGGTAACGGGGCTTCCTTCTGCACCGAATCAAGCAGCAAGTACTGCTACAAATGTTGCCGGACTCAAGGACGACCTCAACGCGCTGCTTTTGAAACTGAAGGACACAGGACTGATGAAACCCGATACATGGAATGTCTCAGTTGCTAATGTCACCACTGCTCTGAGCGAAGATATGACAGCCAATCAAGACAAAGTCGAATCCATCACTATCGAGGACAATGTCATTACAGTCACTGTTCCAGTTGACGGGCTAATTGCATATGAAAGCTCGACCCCCGCACAAGGAACCCACAAATGGGTTGCCATCCTCATAACCACAGGACTTCCTGCCATCACGGCAGTTAAGTATAACGGTAGTCAGCTGACCTCAGCCGATGCAGCTGAAGCTGCTGCTGTCGGCGGACAGGCCGGAGATATTGTGATGTGGCTGAAGTGCGACGAAATCGTAAATCAGCCGAAGTCGTTCACGCTCTGGGCATCCGGTTATCCCGAAGCCACATTCACTGTTGTCATCGCAGAACCGGAAACCGAAGAATAAAGAAAGGACGGTGGCGGTATGACGCTGATTGAAAAAGTAAAGGCAAATCTTATTCTTGAGCATACGGCCGACGATGAACTCCTGCAGATGTACATCACCGCCGCTGTATCCTATGCCGAAAGTTATCAGCACCTTCCGGAGAAATTCTACAAGGACCATCCTATGCCGCCTACCACAGAACAGGCTGTCATTATGCTGTCGTCCCATTTTTATGAGAGCCGGGACGGCAGCACCGGCGGCTTTTTTGCCGACAACGTTCAGGCCGGACAGCAGGTATGGAATACGGTCAACCTTCTTCTTAAACTTGACCGGGATTGGAAGGTGTGAGCATGAGTTTTGGAAAAATGAACACATTCATCGATATTATCTCAACCGAACCCACGAAGGATGCTGACGGTTTTGTCAACCACGGCGATACTGTTCTTGCATCTGTCAGGGCATATTTTGAGCAGAAAAACTCTACGGAAAAGTGGCGTAACATGGCGCAGTCAGATGAAGTGAATGCCTTGTTCCGTCTCCGCACTATTCCTGGACTTGCTCTTCACAACCGCCATGTTATCGTCTGCGAGGGCAAACGCTACAACATATACTCGGTTGAAAATGTAAAGGGCCGTGGAATGTATCTTGAAGTATTGGCGGTGAGCGCTGATGGCTAAGGTCGATTTCAAGATGCCGGAGGAATTCCTGCTCAAAGTGTCAAGGTTGGCTGAAAAGACCGATGAGATCATACCGAAGGTTCTTGAAGCCGGTGCCGAAGTCGTATACGACAAGGTAAAAAGCAATCTTTCTTCTGTGGTCGGTAAAAACACAAAGGTTAAAAGCCGCTCCACCGGAGAACTTGAATCTGCGCTTGGTGTATCTCCGGCGAAGCAGGACAGAGACGGTAATTTCAACGTGAAAATAGGATTTGCAGAGCCGCGCTCTGACGGCGGCAGCAATGCCAAACTTGCCAACATCCTCGAATACGGAAAGCATGGCCAGCCTCCAAAGCCTTTTCTGAAACCTGCCAAAAGCAGATCCAAAGACGCTTGTATTGGGGCTATGACCAATAAGCTGGAAAGTGAGATTGAGAAGCTATGAGCATATTATCTGAACTGAACACACTGTTTGAAACCGCAAATATCCCTGTCGAAACAGGCGTCTTCAGCGGAGTACCTCCTGATGAATACCTGGTACTGACCCCGCTTACTGACACCTTTGCCGTTTACGGAGACAATAAACCTCTTGCGGATATAAACGAAGTCAGGATCTCGCTGTTCAGTAAAAACAACTATTTACAGAGAAAGAATCAGCTTGTGAGGATGCTCCTCCAGGCTGATTTTGTTATTACCGACCGCCGGTATATCGGACACGAGGATGATACCGGCTATCACCACTACGCCATCGATGTGGCGAAATACTACGAACTGGAGGAATAACAAATGGCTACTATCGGGCTTGATAAGCTCTATTACGCAAAAATCACAGAGGCTGCAGACGGTACCGAAACTTACGGTACTCCCATCCCTCTTGCAAAAGCAATGAAAGCGGATCTGTCCGTCGAGCTTGCTGAAGCGACGCTTTATGCTGACGATGGACCTGCTGAGGTTGTGAAGGAATTCAAGAGCGGTAAGCTCTCCCTCGGAATCGATGATATCGGTGTGACGGCCGCTGAGGATCTGACGGGTGCAAAGCTTGACGACAATCACGTCGTTATTTCCGGAAGTGAGGATGGCGGCGCTCCTGTTGCCGTAGGATTCCGTGCGAAAAAGGCAAACGGAAATTATCGATACTTCTGGCTCTACAGGGTGAAATTCGGCATTCCGGCGACAAACCTCGCCACCAAGGGCGACAGCATCACCTTTTCTACACCGACCATTGAGGGCACGGTGTTCCGCCGCAATAAGACTGACGGAAACGGTAAGCATCCGTGGAAAGCCGAGGTCAATGAGGATGATACGAGCGTCCCTGCTTCCGTAATTACCGGCTGGTACACATCTGTCTATGAACCGGTCTTTACTCCTGCTGGTGGAGGTGTTGACTAATGGCTGATGACAGAAGTGCAATGATCAACATTGGCGGTAAAGAGTATGAGATGATCCTTACCACAAAGGCTACAAAAGAGATCGCCAGGAGATACGGAGGACTTTCCAATCTCGGCGAAAAACTCATGAAGTCAGAAAACTTCGAGATGGCGCTTGATGAGATCGTTTGGCTCATCACACTGCTTGCCAATCAGTCGGTACTGATTCACAACCTTCAGAACCCTGCCGAAAAGCAAGAACTGCTGACCGAGGAGGCTGTGGAGCTGCTCACTTCTCCGCTTGAGTTGGGTGAATACAAGAATGCCATCATGGATGCCATGTATAAAGGAACCAAACGTCATATTGAAAGCGAGGAAGAACCCTCTGGAGGTAACACCTCAAAAAACGCGAAGGTCGGGTAAGCGATGAAGAATCGTTTGCCCGACTGATTTTTTACGGTGTGTCTCTGCTCCAACGCACCGAGCAGGAGGTCTGGCTGATGCCTATCGGCCATCTGCTCGACCAGTGGGAGATATATAAACAGTTTAACGGTTTGTCGAAGCCGAAACGCGAGTATTACATCGATGAAATCATACCGGGCGGTATCTAAGGAGGTGGTGAGACATGGCAGATAATTTCGGCTTGAAAATCGGAGTCGAGGGTGAAAAGGAGTTCAAAAAAGCGCTCTCTGATATCAACCAGACTTTCAAGGTTCTTGGCAGTGAGATGAAGCTCGTCTCCTCCGAATTTGACAAGCAGGATAAGTCTGTAGCGGCGGTTGCAGCACGGAATGAGGTTCTGAACAAGGCAATCGATGCTCAGAAAGACAAAATCTCCACCCTCGAATCCGCCTTGAAGAATGCCGCCGACAGCTTCGGCGAAAATGACCGCCGTACTCAGAACTGGGCTATACAACTAAACAATGCCAAAGCCGAACTCAATGGTATGGAGCGCGAACTGGACAATTCGGCAGATGCCGCTGATGACCTTGGCGAAGAACTGAAAGAGACTGGAGATGAAGCTGAAAGTTCCGGCGGTAAATTTGAAAAGCTGGGCAGCGTATTAAAAGGTGTCGGTGCGGCAATGGGCGCTGTTGCTCTTGCCGCCGGAGCAGCCGCGCTTAAACTCGGCAAAGAAGTTATTTCGGCATACGCTGACTTTGAGCAGCTGGTCGGCGGTGTAGACACCCTCTTTGGTGATGCGTCACAGACAGTGCAGAACTACGCCGCTAATGCCTTTAAAACAGCCGGAATGTCGGCAAACGAGTATATGGAAACGGTCACGGGTTTCTCCGCAAGCCTGATCCAATCACTCGGCGGCGACACAGCAAAAGCTGCTGAAGTTGCTGATATGGCCATCACAGATATGGCGGACAATGCCAACAAAATGGGTACGGATCTGTCCGCCATTCAAACGGCCTACCAGGGTTTTGCCAAGCAAAACTATACGATGCTCGACAATCTGAAGCTTGGCTATGGCGGCACCAAGTCTGAGATGGAGCGTCTTCTCGCCGATGCCGAGAAAATCTCCGGAATCAAATATGACCTGTCATCCTTCTCGGATCTGACTGAAGCAATTCATGTAATTCAAACAGAAATGGGCATCACCGGGACGACGGCAAAGGAAGCCACTGAAACCATAAGCGGTTCTATGGCCGGTATGCAGTCGGCTATCGACAATCTGATGGCCGGACTCGGAA